AAAATTCCAACTAGCATTGTCATTAATTTTTCAATCATTACTTCTGCCAACTAAAAAGCCAACTAACAAATTTTTTCCATAATTTTTTTATCATGTTTGGTTCTCCTGTTACTATTACTTCATGAATATGTCCGCAATGCGGGCATTCTTTTTTCACATTATGTTCTGTTACCACAAAACCCATTCCACAATTTTCACACTTCATCTTTTTTCTCCTTAACAATGCCCCAACTATTTTCTTTTTTAGTAGGACGTTTTTCTTCTATTTCGTAAAAGAAGTTATCTGTGTTTTCTGTTCTCCACTTACTACTATCTTCTACGTTCCAATCACTCGTTTGAACTTTCCAATCGGGGACTTCATCTTTAACTGTAAAAGAAGGTATATCCCACAGGATACGATTGTTGGGTTGTGCTGCATAATTGCCGTTTTCTAAAGCCATTATGTGTGCGCACTTATGTTCGTGCGATATTTCCGAATGATCGGTATCTACTATATTACTCTCTGGGTGGGCCCAGTCAATAGTAAATAAATAAGCCCCTGGATGTAATTTCTTATCTTTTCCGAAGTATTTACCAGACTGACCGTCTAAGATATCATAAGAAGTGACAGCAGGATAATAACTAAAACAATTCCAAAGCTCCAACTCGTCAAGGCGCATCCCAGGTACTTCTTTGACATCAAATCCTCTTTGAATGAAGGCTGAAATAGGGAGACGATAGAAGACAGCACCGTTCTCCATAATAGCATGAAAGAGGACCGGACGTCCCGTAATACTTGCAATACCGAAGATAATACAATCTTCAACTTCATCATGATGAGCCTTAAGATCATAGAGATATTCTCTTCTGATCTGTGCGTAAGTCACAGGTATATTCGCGTTGAGATAAGCCATTAATCATTACAGAATGATTGCACCAATTATGATACCGATTACGATGCATACTATTTCTCTTCTGTTATGTAATTGCCAGATCATAAATTGATTATAGTATTTTTTAATCATAGTTTTCCTCCTATTTAATTGAACCCCAATTAGGTCCGGACTCGCAGTCTACTTTATTTGGTAGTGCTAGGTCAACTGCATTTTCCATAATCTCTTTAATTTTATCCTCATTACCATCAATAGATATGTCTAATTCATCATGGATCTGGATATGAGGCAAAATTCCCTCTTTATATAAATCTAACATAGCTTTCTTTGTCATATCTGCAGCCGATCCTTGAATAAGTTTATTTAAAGCTTTGTATGTAAAAGCTCTACGCGTCGGATTGTTATGCCAATAATTTCTCTGAGGATTACCATCTGTATCTTTTAATAATTCTCCTTCCTCATCTTTTAAATATTCTCCCATGTCTTGAAGTTCTAACATTCTTTCATGATCTTCTGCTGGCACAAATGTACCCCAGTCGCTGCCACGTAACACAGGTTCATATTTAGGAAATCTACAACGTCTTCCCAATAAAGTTTTAATCTGACCTTTGTTCGAGGCTGCATTCATAATTTTATTCATAAGTTGTTTTACAAATGGAACTTTAGAATGATATCTCTCAAATAATTCTTCAGCTTTAAATTTAGTTACACCTAATTCAGCCTGGAGTTTTGCTTTTCCCATTCCATAAAATAATCCTAAGTTAATTGTTTTAGCTTGTAATCTAGGTATGTCCGCCATATCCGCAACAATCTTATGAAAGTCTGTGGATGGATCACTTTCATATGAATCAGCTATAGTATTAACAGAGGGCAATCCAAATTTTAAAGCATAGTGTGCAACAAGTCTTGGTTCCTGTTGCGAGTAGTCAAAACAACCCCACTTACATCCTTCCTCTGGAATAAATAAAGACCTAATTAAAGGTCCTGTATTAGGATCTCTTGCCGGAATTTGCTGGAGGTTTGGATTCTGATAAGAAAATCTTCCCGTAACAGTTCCTCCATCGTCAGATCGTATTTGATTTATTTCTGCATGTATTCTTCCATTATGTTCAAAATTTAAGATGGTATCTATAAAAGTTGTATTAACCTTGTTAATTTTTCTAGCTTCTGCTATCATCTTAACTATTGGATGTTCATGATTAGAAAGGAAATTTTTTGTAAATGAAGGGGAGTCAGTCTTTTCAGTACGGCTATAAGGTAGCTTCAGTTTGTCAAACACTTTGGCAATCGATCTTGCAGCCCATATTTGGGTATCTATTCCTGTTTCTATTTGTACTTGGTGGATTAATCTTTCTTCTTTCCGTGTTAGCTCTCGCTTCAATACACTCGCTCTTTGAACGTCCACTCTCACTCCAAGAAATCTCATGTCCACGAGACAAGGAAAAAGATCTGTCTCAAGATTAAATATATCTTGGAGATCATTTTCAATTAATAATTTTTTTACATGCTGCCATAGTTTAAATGTTAAGCTGGCGTCTTTCTCCGCGTAAGCACCTACTTCTTGTGCCGGTAACATCCACATATCTTTTTTAGGATCAATCCCTCTCGCTTTGGCTGCTTCATTTAAAGCTCGTTCATTTTTACCTTCATTTAAAAAATGCCACGCTAAAGTATTTAAGGTGTAAGAGAATCTATTTTCATCTAATAAAGAAGAAGCAATCATTGTATCTACAATTAAGCCATTAATTTTTAAACCTAAATTACGAATCCAACAAACATCGTACATGGCATTATGAAATATTTTTGTAGCCGGACATTCTAAAATATCCTTAAACCATTCTAAAGTTTTTGCCCTGTCCATATTTGGACCTTCGCCATGAGCTATTGGAAAATACCAAGTATTATTATAAGTAGCGACAGCAATTCCAACTACTTCA